CCCTGTTCTATAATATTCTCAGCTAACTCAATAGTGTCGTTTATTTTTTCTTCGGCAATCACTTGACGAACTTTCATTAACTTACTAAACTGAACCGTTAATGAACTACTCTCGTTTGGATTTTTATTATACCATTCATAATATTCCCCCATCAATCCTTCATAAAGTTTTGATTTTAATTTTAGGTAAACTGGTGTTATAATTTTTTCTGGTAAGTCTAAAACTTCTGTCTTTAATCTTCTTAATACTTGTCTTGAAGTCCTATCTCTTAACTCTTCTAAATTGGTTGCTCCGGCAACATTCCATATTTTTCTTTTTCCGGCAGTAAATTGGTAACCACCACAATATCGTATTGCATATGCCATCCAGTTTTGTGATACGGGACTATCAATTATTGATAACAGGTTGAAATAATTCATTGGTCTATTTGTCATCGGCGTCCCTGTTAATAACCACACTCTTTTACAATTTTTTGTAAACGAATTTACCAATTTGGATCGGATGCTTGTTCCGTTAGAAACATAGTGAGCTTCATCTAAAACTATAAGGTCAAAATTTCCTTGGCTTATCAATGATTTATCTTTATCCTTTATATCATAAAAGTTTTTTAGGATATCATAATTTATGATAACAAAATCGTGTTCGGTTGAAAACTTTTTTCCCTCAGCAATATAAACTGAACGATCCGTATAGTTCTCAATCTCACGTTGCCAGTTAATTTTTAAAGATGCGGGACAAACAATTAAAATCTTTTTTACGTTACACTCTAAAGCGGCAATAATGGTTGCGGTTGTTTTACCCAATCCCATATCGTCCGCAAGAATAAATCTTTTTGACCCAGCAAGTTTCTCTATTGCCTCTTTTTGGTGAGATAATGGGGGTCTGTGATCGTATTTGGAATAATCAATCTCAACTCTCTCAACATTATGTGTTTTAATTATGGAAGATTTGGGAACCCAAAACTCTGTTAATGGATCTTTTTCAAAGAACTTACCCCATATATGATACGACTTTTCCTTTTCTACTAATAATTTTTCAATATAAATTTTTTCAGGAGTTTCCAATAGGCATCTCTCTTCTGCAAACTTTTTCGCAAAGTATGTGTCTAAGTCAACCCATTTACGAGCAACTTTTGGTGTTGTATTGTAATAGTTAACGATATAGTCTGATTGTGCCCTTGTTGGGTAAAACTTTTTTGAACTTAGTTTCTTATTTTGTAAATATAGGATGTGGTTATTTGCCCCACTATATGAGTCTAACAAATCGAGAGCTCTATTCTCTATGATTGATTGGATATTTCCCAAATTCTTTTTTTATAATAATAACTAATAAATAGATATTTATCAATAAAACAACAATATGAAGAGTAATATTCCTATTAGCAGATTGGGAAAATTCTTTGGTAGTGATGACTTTAATCTTGAAATCGGTATGGGTCAAGAATGGCTTGTAGGTGATATGAACTTCACTTGTGTCCTTTATCGTGTTGATAGAAACAAAACACCGATAGATGATGTTTATGGTGAAGCTCTAACAGATGGGATAAATTTTTTACCTCCAGTTGAGTTTAACGCTTTAATTGGGATTGCAGCACCTGAAAATAAAATGGTCGGATCATCCCGTATAGATCAGTTTGAACCTGGAAACATTACGATTTCAGTTTACTTAAAAACGTTGGAAGACCTCAATATTGATGTTGATTTTGGTGATTATATTGGGTATTACGACACTGAAAACTTTGTTAGATATTATAGTGTTGTTAATGATGGTCGTGTGACTTCCGACTTAAAACATACATATAAAGGATATAAACCATTCTATCGCACTATCATTGCGGCACCTGTTGGACCAAATGAATTTAAAGGATTATAAAATATAGAAAATGGCATTACCAAAAAACCATACCGTTAAACCATCGATACCATTAACGTATCCAAAAATACTTCACCAAAGAAGAGAAGAATTAGCTGAAATGATTTCTAAGGATGGAACTTACCTTCCTAAATCGTTATTACATGCTGACTTGGATCGTGGGTTTTTAGATTTTGTTCGTGATAAGTTGGGGATTACAACGGAAGGTAAAGTAGTTCCGGTTGTTGACATTTTAATAACAACCCAAAATTGGGAACAATTTGTTAAAACTTGGGATTACCAAAATATAGATAAGAATGTTGAACCACCATTTATTACAACAATTAGAGTTCCGGAGGTTAAATACGGAAATAACCCAGCCGTAATATATAATATTCCCAATAGGAAAATGTATTATTATATGGAAGTTCCGACTTGGGATGGTAACCGACATGGTGCCGACATATATAAAATACCTCAACCAATCCCTGTTGATATAAAATATTCTGTTGTAATTGTTTGTAATAGAATGAGAGAAATAAATTCGTTTAATAAAAAAGTTATTGAAACATTTGCATCAAAACAGGCGTATCAAAATATTAAAGGACATTATATTCCTATTATTAACGATAGTATGACAGACGAATCTGCTTTAGATTTAGAAAAAAGAAAATATTATATTCAAAAATACGAATTTACAATGATGGGGTTCTTAATAGATGAGGACGAGTTTGAGGTATACCCGGCATTATCAAGAACTTTTCAAATGTTTGAGGTTGATCAAACACCAGTTAAAAGACCAACAAAAAAATCTATCCCTATTATACCACCAAAACTCACATTATCCTATATTAGTGGGGTTACATCTGAAGAACATTTTTATGAATATACTTGTAATGTCACTGCGTTTGAAACTAATAATGTTACGTCTTATCAGGTTTATATTAACGACGATTTCTATGGTACTGATGTGTCCACAATTCAAATAAACACCGGAGATGTTCTCCGTATTGATATTATTCCTATTGATGTTAATAAACCTTCCAGTATTTTGTTTAGTGAATCACTAATTTAGTTTTCACCATAAACGTCTTTTTTTTCCTTACATTTTTCTAAAATAAGATTTTCTAAAAATCGATACATCTTTATACCACGTTTATCGCAATACTTCTTTAACACTGAATGAACTTCAATATCAATCTTTAAGTTTTTTATCTTCTTAATGTCTTTATCCATAGGGTAGAAAAAAGGTAGAATAAAATCATACCATTATATAAATACTTTTATTTATGTAAAGTTTTTCATGTTTTAACAAGTATTTATATAAAAATAAATAACTAAAAGAAATTTTAAATATGGCAACTAATAGTAAAGTTTTTGTTTCTCCGGGAGTATATACGTCCGAAGTTGACTTAAGTTTTGTAGCACAGAGTGTTGGTGTTACAACTTTGGGAATCGCTGGGGAGACAATAATAGGACCAGCTTTCGAACCTATTTTCATTACGAATTTTACGGAATTCCAATCTGTGTTTGGTGGAGTATCGGCAGAAAAGTTCGTAAACACACAAATTCCAAAATACGAAGCGGCGTATATAGCACAAGCATACTTACAACAATCAAATCAATTGTTTGTAACAAGAATCCTAGGTTTATCAGGATTTGATGCAGGACCATCTTGGTCAATTACAACAATTGCGAATGTTGACCCAAGCACAATTGATGTTTGGTGTTTAAGTTCTGTAACAGATTTTAGCACTTGTATAACAACTTGTGTTGACCCTAAAGAATTATCGTTTGTTGTTGAGTTTACTGGTTGTACTAATGATTCATCAACTATTGGGTATACGACAACATTCCCTGATACAATTGACTCTCAACTATATACACAATATGAAGAATTTAATGGTGGTGTATCAACAATAGATGATCAAATTAAAGAATTGGTATTTAATGTTATTACGGATTCAAATCCTTATATGGCCGAAGATGAATTGATTTCATATTTTGGTTCTATTGCGACTGATGATTATAACATATTACAGGGAGCTGGATGGTCAGCAGAAACAAACGTTTACCAAGTTCCTTCAGTTTCATTTGATAACACATCATTAACGTCTCCGTTAAATGATTCTTGGTATTATTCCCAATTCGCCCACACTGGCGGAACGGCTTATTCAGGATTCTCATTCTTTTCTTATGTGTCAGGTATTACGGCTTATTACCCTAACCCTACACCTACACCACAGGTTTCATCGTCTCCGACGCCAACACCATCATCTGTTAATCCTTGTATTACACCGTCACCATTTACATCACCAACACCAACACCAACACCGGTTAATATAAACTGTTATCAGGGAAGTATTGTTGGTAAGATTTACTACTACACAGGTACTTCATACACAAACTATGATGACGTTGTTGTTACAACATTAAGATCAAGAGGTATCTCAACTTATGCTCCTAATCAACCAGAACCTGCATACCAAGTAACTGGTGTTACAGACGTAACTTTGAATATGTCAGGACAATACTTCGGTGTAGGTAAAAACCCTTATTTGCAATTCGCAGTAAATGTGGTTGATAAAACAGGAACAAACTTCACGTTTGAAACTTCATTAAGTCAAAATGATCCAGAATATATTACTAAAGTATTTGGTATTACTAATTTCCAAAAACCAAGAATTACGGTTCCATTATTTTGTGAGGAAGTATTCCAGTCATGGTTAAACCATTCTTGGAATAAAGGATATATTAGAGGTTTAAGTTCTCAATTAGTTGAATTAGACTCAGCACAAAGTGGTGATATTAACTCAATAGGTTGGTATTTAGATAGATATCAAACACCAAACTCCCCATGGGTTGTGTCAGAATTAAGAGGTAATAAAGTTTTTGACCTATTTAGATTCTATACTATTTCCGATGGTGATGGTGCTAACACACTATTTAAATTATCAATTATTAATCAAACATTTAATAATGGAACATTTGATGTCTTAGTGAGGGATTACTTTGATACAGATGCTAACCCTGTTGTTATCGAGAAATTTACAAACTGTACAATGGATCCAGGACAAAACAACTTTATTGGTGTTAAGATTGGAACATTAGATGGTGAATATACTTTAATGTCTAAACACATTATGGTTGAAATTAATGAGGATGCTCCGATAGACGCACTTCCTTGTGGATTCAACGGATATAATTTTAGAAATTATGCTGGAGCCAAATCAGCGTTCCCAATCATTAAAGCAAAATACGATTATCCGGGAGAAGTAGTTTACGATCCACCATTTGGTTTATCGTCTGGAAACAATGACGCTATTTTAAGTAGTGGTGATAATGTAAGAAGAACATACTTAGGTATTTCTAATAGTTACGGATGGGATCCTGGTTATTACGAATATGTTGGTAAGAGAAATCCAATCAACTCTTGTGATATTGATAGTGTACCATTTAACTATAGGTCAGCTGGTTTCCATATGGATATAAATGCAAGCGGCATCACAATTGGACCTGAGTTCTCAACAAGTGGAGATTCAAGATTTGTTTGTGGTAACGCTCAATTTATTACTGATCCGGATTCTCCAACAAACCCATACTATAGACTATACGCTCGTAAATTCAACTTATTAGTACAAGGAGGATTTGACGGATGGGATATATATAGAGAATATAGAACAAATAGTGATCAATTTTCTTTAGGTAGACCAGGATTCTTACGAGGAGCTTGTCCAAGCACACTTTACCCATCTGCAACAGGTTGGGGAGCATTTAAACAAATTGCGATTGGTGATGGAACTATGGATTTTGCAAATACTGACTACTACGCATACTTGTTAGGTCAACAAACATTTGCAAACCCTGAAGCTACGAACATAAACGTATTTGTTACACCAGGAATTGATTATGTGAATAACAGTAATTTAGTTGAGGATGCGATTAATATGATCGAATTCAATAGAGCTGACTCTTTGTATATTACAACAACCCCTGATTACGATTTGTTTTTACCTTCAACAACTGGTGGGGACGGACTAATCTACCCAACTGAAGCGGTAGATAATTTAGAGAACACAGGTATTGACTCTAACTACACTTGTACTTACTACCCTTGGGTGTTAACAAGAGATAGTGTGAACAACACTCAAATCTATATTCCACCAACAGCACAAGTAACAAGAAACTTGGCATTAACCGACAACATTGCATTCCCTTGGTTCGCAGCGGCAGGTTACACTCGTGGTATCGTTAACTGTATTAAAGCACGTAAGAAGTTAACACAAGAAGATAGAGACACCCTTTATAATGGTAGAATTAATCCAATTGCTACCTTCTCTGATGTTGGTACCGTAATTTGGGGTAACAAAACTCTACAAGTTAGAGAGTCTGCTCTTGACAGAATTAACGTTAGAAGATTGTTATTACAAGCTCGTAAGTTAATTTCAGCTGTATCCGTGAGGTTATTGTTTGAACAAAACGACGCACAAGTAAGACAAGACTTCTTAAATGCGGTGAACCCAATCTTAGATGCGATTAGAAGAGACAGAGGTCTTTATGACTTTAGAGTAACAGTCTCCAACGATCCTGAAGATTTAGATAGAAACCAAATGACAGGTAAGATATACATAAAACCTACTCGTTCATTAGAATTTATAGATATAACCTTCTACATTACTCCAACTGGAGCATCGTTTGAGAACATATAAATCGGTTTAAACTACAAACACAAAAGAAAAGGGTGGCGAAAGTCCCCCTTTTTTGTTAAACAAGATATTTATTAATATGGATTATAAAAATACGGTAAGAGAAATCATTAGTGAGATTATTCACGATCAGATGACCCCCACTATGAAGTATTATGCTTTTGATTGGGATGACAATCTAATGTACATGCCAACCAAAATATATTTAAAGGATGATAAGGGAAATTCTGTTGGTATGTCTACCGAAGATTTTGCGAAACATAGGACTAAGGTCGGTAAAAAACCTTTTAAATATGAAGGACATACTATAGTTGACTTTGACGATAATTCTTTTAAAAACTTTAGAGTTCCTGGTGATAAGTTATTTATAAAAGATTCTATGACAGCAGAGACAGGTCCTGCTTGGTCTGATTTTGTTGAGGCAGTTAATAACGGGTCAATTTTTGCAATCGTTACAGCAAGGGGACATACCCCATCGGTGATTAGAAATTCCATTTATAATTTAATAAAACAAAACAAACACGGACTATCTTCAAGTGAATTAGAT